TTTAATGTCACGGGTTCATCTTCGCTAATAGGAAGTATTTTATACACACGATTAATCAAGAAATTAAGATAATTTAAAAAGAATTGATCATCATTAATGGCATCATAATTTACTTTAACCATTAAGAATCACCTACACTATAAGCATATAATGAATAGTCTACAATAATCCTTGAAATTTCTTTATCCAATTCCTGATTTAAAGCAATTAGTCTCAATAAATGACCTGCTTGCGAAGTTAATTTCCAGTCTTTACTTGTCATTTTCTGTTGCAACAATTCTAAATTATAAATTTTATCATTTAACCAATACTTCCTCATTATTGTAGCAAGAATATTCATTTCTTCTTCAGTCAAATCTTGATTAAACTGTCCTTCTACTGCTGGTGTATTTTCCGTTGCAGGAATTCTTTCTGTTCTGTCTAACAAATCAGTTTGACAAGCCTTAAATCTTGAAATTGATTTTTTTAGAAGACCATCTAAAATTTCCATTCTTTCCTCTACTGTAAAATCTAAAAGTGTATCATCTTTTATGTCAGTAAGAAATTTATTATAAATATCGGAATAAGGGGTACTCATATATTATTAACCCCCTTTATTTAATATCTATTGAATTATTGTCAACTTTACTATCAGATTTAATAAGAATATCTAATTCAATACTCATAGATTTTTCTATATAATCTTTAATCTTTATAGAATCAAGTTCACCACTCTTAATCATTAATGCAGCCTGTTCTACTACACTATTTTTATATTCTTCAGGCAATTTATCAAACTTCTTTTTAAAACTATTAAAATCAAGTTTTAAAATATCTGAAACATTATTTAAACCAAGTATTTCTTTATAATGTTTAAATATGTTAGCATATTTTAAAATCTCAACTTCATCATCTTCCATTATCCTTACCCAAGGGGCAGTTACAAATCTAGAATCAGAATTTTTAAGAGCAATAAATTCACCTAATTCAATATAATTAGTATCACCAGGATTTTCCCATTCAATTTTATATCCTAATTGACGTTTTGACACATAAATTAATTTGCCACTAGCTATATTTTTAAGACAAATCATACGATTAAGATCAGGCTTCCATTGTTCTTTCATTTCAGGTTTAGGTATTTCTTTAATAATATCCTTAGTAGTTTCTTGTACTTCATTACTATTTTCTAGTTCATCATCCTCAATTAAGTATTCTTTAAGAATTTCAACATCATTATCACTAAGTACACTTAAATGACTTTTTACTTGAATACCTAAATCTTGGGCAGTTTGAATTATTTCTTTATTATCAATATTTAATTCTTTTGCTAATTCAAATACTTTCACTAAAAAAACATCCTTTCATTCAAAAGGAGAATAGCACTTCTCCCTATATATAAATTTATATTAATGGTTTAATTAACTAATTGCATATTTACCAAACAAATCAGTAATGACAATACCAGTTCCATACTGTGTGGCAGAGAAATAATCTTGTGTTAAATCTTGGTTTGCCAATGCATCACCATTAATAATTCTCATTTCACCTTCGGTTATAAATTTCACAGGTTTTTCATCACCAGTGGTTACATAAAGATCACTTTCGGATAGTTTAAAGGTATATGTTCCAACATTATGAACCTGTTTAATTCTTATCATAGGAGTACCATTGAAAGAACCATAATATCCCATCTTATACATTTCTTCTTTTGCAGAATCGGATATAATTGCAGTAGTAACTTTACGTAATGCTTTACGAGTTCCAGTAATAATTGCAGATTTACCCGTAGCAGCTTCAATATGTTCAATTAAATCAAGCAATGTATCTTCATCAAAAGAGCCATTTGCATTAAAACCAGTAGGCAGGGAAGTAAATGCACCAGTAAATGCGGTATAAATATCTTCATTAATTTTCAGTCTAAATGCTTCTTCAAGTGCTTGGAGCATTTCATTGAAATCTGTGCGTCCAGAAAGAAGTCTACTCAGATGCTCGTATATCTTAATCCCTTTCCAAGAAACAGGAATAGAAACGTTAGTACCAACATCTAAACGCTGTCTACGCAAAGATTGTGTACCATCAGCAATTTCACTTATTACCAACATAGTTTTATCGGGTACATAGAAACTATTCTGATCTCCCAATGCAAGGTTTTTATATTCTACAAACTGCTTAAAGAAATTATCTTCGGGAAGTCCTTCAAGAACAGTATTCTGAAGAATCTCTTCAAGAATTTCAAACATCTGAGCACCATTTCTACGCATTGCCTTATAATCAAGTTTAGTTGAACCACCATTGAGGTCTATAAAAGCTTGGCGTAAAACTTCATTTGCATCATTAGCACTAAATTTGTCATGCTGAAATTTATTTTTATATATCTCTCTAGAGATTTTTACTAATTCCTTAGTGTTTTCCATTTACAATATTCCTCCTTTTTATATTAATAAATTAATTATCTAACTTTTACCATTTCAATTACGTTAAGATATTTTGTACCTCTATAAATTTCTCTAGCAATAATTTTGCCACGAAAAACTTCTGTGTTAAGAGAATTCTCCGCTATCTCTTTCCATTTTGTACCAGTGGCACTAGGAGTTACAAACGAACCAACAGCAGGGATATCATCGTCATCATCAATAGGAGTGATACATTCATCCGAAATACTAAAAGTATCACCAACTTCAAGGGGCATTAAAGTAATATTTGCACCAGCAGCATTTCTAAAATTTTCTAATGCTCCAGTGGATTTTAAACTTTCATCATAAATTATTTCAGGGGTAGTTACGAGATAGCAATTTGCAGCAGTTATAGACCCAGGGGCAACAACCTTCCATAAATCTCTTTGTCCACTAATAAGACTATCCAATTTCACAATATTACCATTTTCAATAGCAGTAGGAGTAGTGGTTACATAAAACCTTCCACTCTTAATATTACCTGCTTTAGTGGCTTTAATAGAGTCTGTTCTTACGATTCCGTATGCCATATTATAAATTCCTCCTTTAATTTTCTTTCTTTAAATATTTTTCAAACAACTGAGTTCTTTCATCATAAGATTCTTCAATCTTCTTACTAAAATCCAACTTAACCTTATCATTTTTATTTTTATCTTTTGGTTTTGCTGAGAAATTAGCACTCTGAATACCAAGAATCACATAGCACTCTTTTTCCAAATCTTTAATTTTAAATTCAGATGCAATTTCTTTTAGTTTTTCATATTCTTCTATACCTGCAAGTTTTTCATCAAACTGAGAAAATAGAGATTCTTCTGCATCTTTACGTTTTTCGGTAAGGGTAGTTTGTTCAAACTGCTGAAGTCTTTCAACTTCTGAATTATCAGTAGAATAATTGGTTTTATATTCTTCAAATTCATCTTTGAGTTTTTGGTATTCAGTAGCAAATTCATCAAATCTAATCTGAAGTTCATTTAATTCATTTACCTTAACTTCATATAATTCTTGATAATTAATTTCTTCTACAGTTTCCTCTTTAGTCTCTTCTTCAACATCTTCAAACACTTCATCTATCTTGACTTCTGTTTCTTCCACATCTGCAACCTCCTTTTCAGAAGTGTTATTCGCCAAATACTTTTCTAATGCTTCAATCATTTCTGTATATTGCGTTTTAAAATCTTTCGATTCAAAACCTTCTATTCTTGCCAAATTGAAAGCAGGGATTACATCTTTCCCCAATATACATAAAGCAGAATACTCAAAATCATCAATTTCGTAAATGCCATCTTCACAGTAATGTCCAGATAACACATTTATTTCCATCGATTGATTATTTTTTTCTCCTTCAAATAAAACATTTAATTCAGGATATCTATCAATCCATACATACCCATCACATACTACATATTCAATACTCTCACCATTTGGTTTTGTAATGTTTTCAAATCTTCCTGAATTTTCTATTACTACACCATATGGACGGGTAGTATCAATCCACTTAATCCCTTCATCAGACAATTCAATTTTTCCACCATGACTTCCAAAGTCATTATTTTCTTCTTTGAATTCTGCCACAATAGGTAAGTAATTTAAATTGTTCATTTTAGAAGATAATAATTGTTTACTAAATTTTGTATAATTTGCCACTTGATCATAAGTGTCAACTAGTATTCTAACTTTTGCAAATCCTTCATTGACATTGTTATCATATTTAATAACTTCTGCATTAAGAGTAAATTTATTTTTATCCAATAATCTGCCTCCTTTCCTTAGTAATTCATTTTATTTGTTAAGATAAACTTATCTTTATTAAATGCGAAGTTAAGTTTATCATTATTTAAAAAAACATAGGTTGTTTTATTACCTATGATTTCTTCTTTAAAAAATTTATACCCTTTTTGTAGTAGGTCTTGTTTGTCTTCTGGTGTGAAACAATAGATAAAGTTCACAAGTTGGATACCTCCTTTGATTCTAGTTTATTTAGATAATTTTCTAATATTTCATCAATTAATTCAAAACCTAAATTTTTTAAATATTCATATACATGTTCATATGATAATTTAATACCGCTTGCCATTATAAAATCACTCCTTTAATTTATATACCAATTTAAATTAAAAAATCAGATTGCATACAATCTGAATCTTGTTTACGTTTTGTCAAATATTCTTTTAAATTATTATTTTTTAAAAATAACCAATAAAACTTATTTGTTTTTGGATGTAAATTTTTTGCTATATATCTTTCACCAATACTTAATAACTCATCTTTAAGTTTAGGACTATAGCAATAAAAAATATCACTCATAAAATTAAACACCTTCTTAAATTAAATATTCAATTACACTCTATTATCAGGATTATTATCATCCCGATCTTTAGTAATCTGACCTTCTGGACTTATCTCATCTTCTGACACACCAGGATTCCCACCTTTATCATTAAGATTTGTTTGAAAACTACTACTAAGTGGTTTCCATTGATTAACTAAGTCTAAAACTGAATTTTCAAGGAATTCCATATGTAATGCAGAACTTGGAGATTGTCCTAATGCAGCATTATATTTTAATTTAATTGGTAATCCCAAACTAGCAGATTCTTTAAGATTTTTAAGATAATCATTTTGACTATACCTTGTAATATCAAGAAATTGAACTCTAAATTTAATTACTTTATTTACATCTTTTAATTTCTTATTAATCCATCTTTCAAATTGCCGTAACACTTTAAAAGCAACACTTTCATCTACTAAAATAGATTTAGTAATAGCAGCACCCGTCCCTGTACTGTTAAATAAAAGTTGTGATACACCTGCTGAATCATAAAGTGACTGTTGTGCTTCTGAAACATAGTCATTATTTGTATCATTTCTTGATACTTTTATTGCTTCAACCGAATCGAAAGGAGATAGCATTCCAGCTACAGCAGGAGGCATTGCATCCATAGCAAGGTTAAAATAATCCTTTGCAAGATTTAATTCAATACCAAAATTATTAGCAATACCCGCATCTTTCAAAAATGGGATTTTAGCGACTAAGAGTAGATAATTTTCCATTTCAGAACGTGTTAGTTTTAGGGATTTATAATCTTCAATTGAATAAATCTCTTCAAACAAACCACAAAAAGGTGGAATGGGATAATCAATATTCTCATTAATTTTTATACATAAACTTTTTGATGGGTCTATTTCTTGCCATCTAAAATCTTTTGGATTAGATTGATAAAGTTTATGCTTTTGTTTAAATTCATCTGAATATCTATCTAATTCTTGAGGATATTTTTTAAAATATGAAAAATCAAAACTAAAAGTTAAACATCCGTCCAAAATTCCTGTAATAGAACAATAATCAGGGTTAAGATTCATTAAAAAATAGGAATCTTTCAATTGATATTCATAAAAATAAGAAACATCATCCACCCAAGCACATTCACAGACTTTCAAAAACTCATGCCTAATATTCATTACTTCTAAAAAATTAGCAGTATCTATATATTTCCTTTTAACATCTTTAATTAATTTCTCAGATGGTTCAAAGTCTGTCATTCCATAAGGTTCAATAATATAATCAAAAGTAAGCATAGTGGCAAAATATTGAGTTAATCTTTTATAATGAGAACTTGTGTCATATAAAAATCTAGAAAGATTCCTTAATTGCTTTTCGTATCTTTGTGGATTTGCTTGCCACTTTATTACATCTTCTTTATTATAATTTTTATGAAAAGAATAATTTGCCTGTTGGTTTGAATTTAAATCTCTTTTAATTAATCCTGCTAATTGAGCAAAAATTATCCTTTGAAACTGCTGATCTTCTTTACTCAATGGTTGATTTATTGTAACTATTTCATCTTTTATATCTGTCAAATAAACACCACCTTTCTTTGTGGGAGTTGTTTTTATATTATGGTTATAATTATTGTCTTAAATATTTATATTTATATTAATAATTTATATCAATCGTTTGCGAATTTGGGGTTTTTTGAATTGAAATAGTTCTTGGACATTAATATCGTTGTTAGTTTTCCTTTGTGTAATATGTTTTCTTCTTAATTGTTGCAAATACCATGCTAACATGGCAATGCAATATGCACGGTCATCGTGCATGATTCTTTCTTTATCAGGTGGAAGATTATATCTATATCCACCATTAGGACTATCAAATCTATAAATATTTACCAATTCTTCTTTTGCCAAATCAATATTTTTTAATGCTAATTCTTCATCAAAAGATAATTTATGTATTTTTTGACTAGATTGAATATCTTTCTTTTTATTTTTATTATCATCTTCATATTCTACTTCCTGATTCTCAAATAAAGAAATATATCCCTTCATATCATACTCTTCTGTAAATGATATTAAATCTAATCCCAACATTTCAACTAATGCATCAAACATTTCATTTTTATATTTTTTAGGACTCATTAATTTTAATTTATCTACTGCATTTGGAAATTTAGTAATATAATCAGCAGATTCTATTTTATCAATCAACCCTTTATGTGGATTGCCTTGTTGATCAATCCAATCCTCCATAAGATAGTCTGCAATATTTACGCCAGCACCGCCAGCACCCGAATCAATGAGAATTGCTTCAATATTTTCATAATCAGCACATTGTTTTCCATTGTAATCTAAAATCATTTGTTTTAAATATGCAATTTGTTCTGGTGTTCTCATTGGTGTTTTTTTCTTCTTACCAATGTCTACAAAACTAACACCATTGCAAATTCTCATTTTATATCCAACTTGTTCATCAAAATAAATTTCACCAACTAAAGATACCGAATTATCATAACTCCTAGCAGGATCATATCCTATCACAAACTTACTATTATCAGTGTTATATAAAATAGGAGGTCTAACTTCACTATTTCTAATTATAACTGATCTTTTAATTGCCTGATTTTCTCCGCCTTCATTAGAAAATTTATTATAATACTCTCTTAAGGCTTTAATTTTATTCTTTTTCATAGCATCTTCTACAACTTCTTTTTTCAACAAAGATGGGTAAACTTTACCATTATAAGTAGAATTAAATACAATTTCTACATTTATATCTGCAACAAAATAATTTTTATTACCTAAAAACATCTCTTTGGCATAATCTCTATATACCTTGTAAAAATATGTGTCCGTACCAGATGCTGAAGATGCAAATATTGCTTGGTTAGGAAACTCTTTAGGTAATAAATCTAAGTTTATATCTCCACCTAATTTAAAGTTACTATCTTGTGTAATAAAGGGTAGGGAAGTAATAAACAATTCTTCTGGTGCAAAACCACTTTCATCATAAATATTTAAATTACTTCTTTTACTTCTATTATGATCAAAAGCACCATTTAGTGAATTTAAAGCACTTCCATTATAAAGTTTATATTGAAATGAAGAAGGATTATGTGTAAATCCATCAGTATCAGACCTACTTTTAACTGTTTCATTATAAAAAACATCTGTTAATCCAGTAAAAGAAGCAATTTCTCTTTTTGCTATTTTTTCTATTTTCATAAATGCTTCTTGTGCTTGACTACCAACTCCACTCATTACATATGCTTGAAAATTAGATATTAAATTAGTCTTTGCCATTGCAAAAGGTGCAATCATTGTAGTTTTACCACTACCCCTACTCTGACACCATACACAAAAAGGAGTTGTCCAACTCATCATAAAAACATACTTTTGACTATCTAAAAAATCAATTCCATAGAAACGTTCACAAAAACGAATGGGGTATTGCCTCCCCCATTGTACAATTTGTACTAAACGCATATATCCTTCTAATTTTCTTTGAGACATTTCTTGTTTTGTTTTTTGAATAATATATTCCATTAATTATTTCACACCTTTAAATCACCTTCATAATTATATATTTTTGTTTTTAATAATCTATTTTCTTCTTCTAATTCATCATTAGACTCGGTAAGATTTAAAATCATTTCACGTTGCTTAGTAATCATTTCAGTATAATCATTTTCGTCAAATATTAATTGTTCAATAATACTTTTATTGCTTATATCAGCAACTTGCTTTATACCCTTGCAAGTTTCTATATCAAATAAATTAACTTCTGAACCTGGTATTTTTTTTTCATGCAAATCTTTAATTATTCCTGATAATGTACCTGCTCCTTTTGATTTATTAGTTGCATGATTTACTGATATACCATTATCTTTAGCCAATGCTAATAATGAACGATACATCTTATCTTTTGCTTCAAATAATGATTTAACTCCACCTACAGAATTTGCAACATTATTGACATCTGCTGTCATAATTGCTAACGCTTGATTAATTTTATCTATTTGATTAAAACTTTTAACTATTTCTATGACGGTTGGCAGTTTGAACGAATCCTCAAGTGTGCTTTCGTCAAGAAAATCAACTAAAGTATTATAAAGATATTTTTTATCCATAGGGTTTTCATTCTCAAATGGATCATAACCAACCATACGAATTACATCTTCTTTATTTCTTTTATCCAACTCATTAGTATCTAAATCAATTTCCGTTTGAAATATATTTGGATCAACATTTGTATCTAATGGTGCAGATTCAGAAAATGTTTTTGATTTCCATTGTGGCAAACTATTAATTTTTTGAAAGTAGATTTGAGCTATATTACTATTACTGTTACTTGCTTGTTGTTCAGCAGTTAAATATACCGATGGATCAAAATAATAATCTAATAATCTACATAAAAAATATAATGCCACTTTACAATCATCATGTTTTTTAACAAGATAAGCATATAAATCAATTACACATTGTTTACAAATGACTGTACGTTGGTTATTTCCCTTTAATATTATAGAATTTGACAAATAGTAGTTTCTTTCTTGCTCTTTTTCTTCTCCACAACATACACATTTGAACATTACTTTCTCTTTTTTTTCTTGTGGTACTTTTTCAGTACCAGATTTTACTTTAGGAATAAGTACCACTCCTTTGATCCTTTTATTTAAAATAAATTTTCCCAATTCAATACACAACAAAACACTTTCAAAATCTCAATAGAGTATGGAAGTGAAAGTGTTTAATGTAAATTGAATTATTTATTTAATTATCTTCCAAACTTTC